GAGGCGCAGCGCGGTCTGGATTGGCGCAGCGAGCACGGACGCGGCGGAACGCCGGTCGGCATTGCACGAGCACGAGACATTGCAAACGGCAAGAGCCTGTCGCCTGAGACTGTCAGCCGGATGGTGTCATTCTTTGCACGTCACGAGGTGGACAAAAAGGGCACGGGATTCAGTCCCGGAGAAGACGGATTTCCGAGCAATGGCCGGATCGCGTGGGCACTGTGGGGCGGTGATGCTGGCATGAGTTGGGCGAACGCAAAATATGAGCAACTGCAGAACGCTCGCGAGGTGGCAAAGTGAAACGCATCAATCTTACAAACAGACTGCATCTGCAGGCTGCAGACGGTGGCAAGCAGCGCCGCTTCAAGATTCTTGCCTACACGGGCGGAACGCTGCCTGTCGATGGTTTTCCGGTGCCTGTGGTCGTCGATCTGAGCGGGCTGGAAGTGCCCGGAAACATACCGATTTTGATTGACCACACAAAGAGCGTCGAAGCTACTCTCGGCATCACCGACAGCATCACAAACGACGGGCAGCAGTTGGTGCTGACTGGCATTGTGACTGGTGCGAGTGCGATGGTGCAGAGTGTTCTGACAGCCGATGCAAACGGTCAGCAATGGCAGGCCAGCATTGGTGCAATGGCGATTGAAACAGAGGAAATTGCAGCGGGTCAAACCGTTGCAGTCAACGGCCAGGTAATTTCCGGGCCGGTGATTGTTGCGCGGCGTGCGGCACTCCGCGAGACGAGCGTTTTGCCTATGGGGGCGGACGCTGGAACGCAGGTCAATCTTGCGGCATCTGCCGCGCTCAAATCAGGAGTTCAGAAGATGACGATGGAAGAATGGGTGAAGAGTCTCGGGATGGATATGGCCAGCCTGACACCAGAGGCATTGACGGCACTGCAGAAGGCGTATGACGCCAAAACCGCAGCACCGGAACCGATGGCAAACGCAGCTGCTGAACAGCCTGCAGCCGTTCCGCAGATTCCTGCGCCGGCCGCTGCTGCTGCTGTGGTTGACATCACAGCCGCACTGCGAACACAGGCAGCCGCTGAAACGCGACGGATTGCCGACATTCAGGCAGCCGCAACCGGATTCCCTGCAATCGCTGCAACAGCCATTGAATCTGGCTGGAGCCGTGACAAGGTGGAACTGGAAGTGCTGAAGGCACAGAATGCCCGCACACGTCCGACCTCGTTCAGTGCAGCACAGAATCAGCCGGAGAATATGCCGCAGGTTCTGCAGGCTGCAGTCAGTCTGCATCGTGGGCACAAGGACGTCGAGAAGATGTACGACGACCGCACACTGCAGGCAGCACACAGTCAGTTTCGCCGTGGCATCGGTCTCCAGCAGTTGTTTCTGCAGGCTGCCGCTGCCAATGGTCGCCCGATCAGCGCCGGTGAGCGAATCACGCACGGAAACCTGCGGGACGTTTTGGCTTACGCCTGTGGCGGGTCCGGCATGGTTCAGGCCGGATTCAGCACAGTGAGTCTGCCGGGCATTCTGAGCAATGTGGCGAACAAGGAACTGCTCGACGGCTACATGGAAGAGGATGCGGCCTGGCGTGAAATCGCCGCCATCAAATCCGTTTCGGATTTCAAGACCGTCACCAGCTACCGAATGCTGGACGAGATGGAGTACGACGAAATCGGACCTGCCGGCGAAATCAAACACGGCACGACCGGGCAGGAAAGCTACACGCGACAGGCAAAGACTTACGCCCGCATGTACGCTGTCACTCGCACCGACATCATCAACGATGACCTTGGGGCGTTTGACGATCTGCGAAACCGTGTTGGACGTGGCGCAGCGAAGAAGCTGAATAAGGTCTTCTGGACGCTGTTTGTCAACAACAGCAGTTTCTTCACATCCGCCCGCACCAACTACATCAGCGGCAGCACCACGAATCTGGCTGCCGATGGCGTTGGTTTGGGCCTGGGCGTGAAGGCGTTCCGTCAGATGAAGTCGCCTTCGGCAGACGGACAGAAGCAGGTCAACGGCAACGGCGGGCGACCAAGCATTTTGCTGGTTCCGCCTTCGTTGGAAGTGGCTGCCGAGCAGTTGTTCCAGTCCACCAACATCGCCACACAGAAGGCAAGCGAAGCCAACATCTTCGCCCGGAAGTATCGCCCGGTCGTTGCGTGGCAGTTGGAAGACTCGGCGTACACCGGATACAGCGCGACAGCGTGGTATCTGCTGGCAGATCCGAGCTATCTTGCAACGGTCAACGTGTCGTTCCTCAATGGACAGCAGACACCGACCGTAGAATCTGCCGATGCGGACTTTAATACGCTGGGCATCCAGTTCCGTGGCTACCACGATTTTGGCGTTGACTTCGCCGAATATCTTGGCGGCGTGAAGAGCAAGGGCGCTGCCTGATCTGGCAGTTGATGACATGACCGCAGCGGCATGGGCTGCTGCGGTCTCTTTCCGATAGCACACTCTTAGGAGTTTCGATAATGGCTCAGACAGCCGCGACAATGTGGAGCGATGATGGCGCGATCGATTACACGCCAAGCTCAGCAGTAACAGCCGGGGACGTTGTTGTATTGGGTTCGATTGTGGGCGTTGCCACGAATGACATTGCAGCAAACGCCAAAGGCAGCCTGACGATTGACGGCATTTTCAAGGTGCCGAAAATTACCGGCGCAATTACGGTCGGCACCAAGTTGTATTGGGACCCGGCGGGCACGCCAGTGACCGGGGACGCAAGCAGCGGAGCCGCAACGGCCACCGCTGGTTCGCTGAAGGTCATGGGATACGCCGTGCTCGCTGCAGCCAGTGGCGATTCCTATGTCTATGTTGACCTGCAGCGAGCCTGAGAATGACAACCGGGTTTGAGGATGCCGTCACGTTTGCAACGCAGGCGCTGCTGGATTTCGGCGGCGAGTCGTGCACGTATCTACGCGGCGCATCCTCTACCGCTGTCACCTTGCGGCGTAGCACACTGACGCCGCAATATATGGACACAGGCAACGGGCAAATCGTGGAGGTCAGGCCGGTGGATTTCATCGGCCTGACTTCTGCCCTACCCTATGCTGTTCCGCTGGCTGGGGACCGCATTGTCTGTGGTGGCAACCGCTACGAGTTGACGCCAACGACGGGCGACAAGGTCTTCCGGCAGATTACTCCGACGATGACGCGACTGCACACAAAGCTGGTTTGATTTCATGCCCACACTCAGCCCCTCAACAGAAGCCTGTGAAGCAATCCGCGACCGCATCAACAGCGGCACGGATTACGCGCTGGAAGTGCGGGCCGAGGTGCGTGACGAAATCACAGAAGATCTGAAAGACCTGCGGCAGTTGCGTGTGGACGTGTGCCAAGAGTCCGAAGAGCAGTTGTTTGAGACGATCGATCTGCAGGACAACACCAGCCACGTCATACGGGTTTGGATTCGCAAGAAACTGGAAACAACGACGCAGGATGAACTGGAACAACTGAAGCTGCTGAAGCGGCAGATCGAATTGCGTCTGCTGAACTACGCTACAGCCGATTGGCGGGTGAGAGTGTGGGAAGTGAGCAACGCGCAGGCACCAGTTGCCGAACGTGACATGCTGCATCAGGACCGATCATTCGTCACGGGGATTCTGCTGCGGGTGGAGGTGAAGCCGTGAAGGCCAGCATCACTATCGACGGCGTGGAAATCCTTGTTCCCGAGTTGCAGTACCTGCACACGAAAGCAGGGCGACAGTTGGCGCGTATCGTGCTGAAAGCCGGCCTGAATGTCGTCGGCAAGCAAATGAAGAAAGACATCGACCCGCGAGTGAAAGAGTCTGCAAAGGCTGTCGGAAATCGGGTGACGATTTACCGGCAGAACGTCACGCGGGCAAAGGTTGGCTTCAACGTCGGCAAGGACGCGCGGAAGGTGCCATTCCGCAGAGAGCGAACATCGAAGGGCGGTGTTGGCATTGGCCCGACGAACGTGCACTGGTTCATCAGTGGCACAACAAAACGATACCGCTACGGAGACCAGGGGAAAACAATCGACACAGGGAAGGCGCTGAGTCTGCGACAACGCAAGGCCAGAGCAATGGCCAGAGGCAACGGAGTGTCCACGGGGCAAATGCCAGCACTGCAGGAAGGGCTGGCAGCAATGGCGGCGCAAAAAAGCATTCCTGAGATGAAGACGGTGATGGCCAGAGCGGGCCGCAGATACCTGGAAGCACGAGCGAAAAAGATAGCAAACAAGGCAGCGAAGGCACGTGCGGCTGCCGCTTCACGACGTTTACTGACAGCAACCGGAAAGGGTTGAGACATGGCAAACAAAGTTCCGAGCAAAGGCACCGCGTTACTGATGGAAATCAGCAGCGTTTACACCGCGTTTCCACAGATCAGCAGTCTGAGCGTATCAGGCGAAAAGGCCGAGACTGTGGACACCACGACGCTGGACGGCGCGGCAGCCAAGACTAAAGCCAACACAGGCTACGTCGAAAACGCCACGATCAGCGGAGAGTGTCTGTACGATCCGGATGACGCCGTGCACGCCGCATTTAAAACGAAGGTCCGTGCGGCAGGCACAAACAACTTCAAAGTGACGTATGCGGACACCACCCCGACAAGCGAAATCTACGCGGGTCTTGGTCTCGGATTCGACACCAGCGTCTCACCCTCGGATATGCTGCGGGGATCGTTCACGATTGAGACGACTGGGGCGCCTACCTGATGAAAGCGCGGTTACATCTGCAGCAGTTCTGTGACGTGTCGCAAGTCACGCCAGAACTGCAGCCGCTGGTTTCGTGGGTGCCTGGTCTCGATCGGGACAGGCAGCCCACGCAGGTGGCGGTGTATGCTGCAGGCACAATCTTTGAGGGGCCGATTGCCCTGCAGTTGTGCAGGACAGGACAGGCAGCGCCGGCGGATG